CACTGGCTGGACTGCCTGGTCGGCTGTGCGGTAGCCGCCTCGATGCAGGGAGCGACGCTGCCGGGCATCGGGGATTCCGGCAAACCGCTCAGGACGCGCAAGCGGATAAGCCTTGGCTCATATCAACGCCAGCAATTAAGTCAATCGTCCGGCCAACGCAAAATACTGACTCCGTCGACTCCTCGAAAAAGGCTGTAAATCTGTCTTTTAACCCATTCCAAGCAAGAAATTTTTATCAAAAACGCTTCCACCCCCAGTTTAACGGGTCTGGATTTCGCTCCCGGCTCGTATGTACAGAGTGGAAAGGCAATCACTGTCGAAATCTCAAAGGAGGCACTATGCAGAAAGAAACACAGACGACTAACTCACCACTTCAGGAAGTCGCATCCATTCTCGCCAACGGCATCATCCGCCTGAAAAAGAAAGGGAAACTGAAATAATGCGGTACGGGAGCATTTGCAGTGGAGTAGAAGCGGCAACCCTTGCCTGGGAACCGCTGGGTTGGACACCAGCATTTTTTGCCGAAGTGGAGCCGTTTCCGTGCGCGGTTTTAATGCAGAAATTCGGGGCTACGAAACCGAAGCGGATATTGGAGCCTGACGAGGCGGATACGGAAAAAGAGCGCAAACAGCGCGAGCTGTGGCAAAAACAAATCGCCAAGTTCCCGGAGGGCGGAACTACTCCAAACCTCGGGGACTTTACAAAGATCACAAAGGAGGATTATGACGGAAAAATCGACTTGCTTATCGGAGGCCCGCCCTGCCAGTCGTATTCATGCGCGGGGCTTAGAAAGGGACTTGATGATCCGCGCGGCAACCTCTCGCTTGAGTTTGCTCGACTGGCTTACCGCCTTGAATCACGATGGTTTTGTCTTGAAAACGTTCCAGGGATGCTATCACAAAGCAATGGCCGGGCCTTTGCTGAAATACTATCGGCTTTCTGCGGATGGGAAGTTGAAGTTCCTGTTCTCGGAAGAAAGAAAAACGGAGAAGTCGTCAGAGGCTGGAAGAATTCCGGCATCGTCACTCCCGCTCCCGGAGGATACGGACTGGCATGGCGAACTCTTGACGCTCAGTTCGTGCGAGTGGACGGGTATTCGCGGGCTGTGCCTCAAAGACGAAGGCGTCTCTTCCTTATCGGAAGTATTGGAAGCTGGGAACGTGCCGCGGCGGTACTTTTTGACGAAGAAAGCCTGCGAGGGAATACTCCGCCGGAGCGAAAAACGCAAGCGGGAATTGCCAGAAGCGTTACGGCGAGCACTGGTGGAGTCAGCGGCAAAGAGCAGCAGCACACTTTCGTAAAGGAAAACGGCCAGCCGTTGAACGCCTTATGCGCGGCTCACGGCCAAGGTAATGCGGAGGTTTTGAGTGAAAAATCCCCCACGTTGAACTGCAACCATGAAGCTCCGATTATCTGCCGTGAATCCGGTCAAGGCTTCTGGCGGGAAGATGAAGCGTCCGGCACAGTCAAAGTCAACGGCGCTGAACCAACAACAGTGGTGTGCCTTAATAACCGACCGCGGGAATTTAAAACCGAGGAACAGATTCATTATCCGCTTCGGGCTACCGATTATAAACAGCCTCCGGTTATCTGCTACGAAAACCATCCGAATGATTCCAGGATAAAGGAACTGACTGAAGGTGTGTGTCCGCAGATAAATGCCCGGGCCGGTACCGGCGGTGGAAATTTGGGCTTAGTGCTGCATGTCGCCGGGTTCCTGCCGGGGCAAGGGCAGAAAGCGGGGAGCATAGGGTACGAGGATGATTTGGCTCCGACGCTGCGCAGCGGATGCGACAACTACGGCGTATTTAAAAGCTACGCCATAGCCGAAAACATCATCAACCGCAAAATCAAAAACGGCGGCAACGGAACCGGGGTAAAAGAAGGTATTCAATACACCTTGAACACAGTTTCACCGCATGGCGTTTCCTACAAATCCGTGGTTCGCCGGATGATGCCGGTTGAGTGTGAACGCCTGATGGGCTTTCCGGATAACCACACCAGAATCGCCTGGAACGGCAAAGGTGAAGAAGAATGCCCGGATTCCCATCGTTACAAAGCCTGCGGGAACAGTTTCTGCACAAACGTAGCCAGATGGGTCGGAATGAGAATTCAAATGGTGGAGGATTTTTACAATGAGCGAACTTGAACAGAAAATCAAAGACAACGCGTCCGGGCCGAAATCGGCGGAAAGCGATGGACAGAAAGTCGAGCAGCATTCCATCAAAGATCAAATCGAAGCGGACCGCTATCTGAACTCGAAACAGGCCATGAAAAATAAAAGTCTGGGAATAAGAATCGGGAAATTAGTTCCGCCGGGGAGTGCGTAATAGTGAAACCAAACGGCAAATATCTCTACTATCCTGATGGCAGGAGAATGGAAATTAAGGCCTCGCCCCGTCCCGCATTCAGGCCGCATGGTATTTCCGGCTGGAACCGGCAGGTGACGGCGCGGTTCGATGCGGCGCAGACCACACACGACAACCGCCGTCACTGGGCGGCGGCCGGGAACCTGAGCGCCGATGCCGAAGCATCCCCTGTTGTCCGGCAAATTCTGCGCAACCGGGCCCGGTACGAGATTTCCAATAACTCGTATGCGAAAGGCATCGTCCTGACGCTGGCGAACGACGTTATCGGTACCGGGCCGAGATTGCAGATGCTGACTTCGGATGACGTATTCAACCGCCGGATTGAACAGGATTTCATGCTGTGGTCAGCGGCGGTGCGGCTGCCGGAAAAACTCCGTACCATGCGGATGGCGAGGTGCCAGGACGGTGAAACTTTCGGGATCATGGGGACGAACCCTAAAGTCCCGCACGAAATCCAGCTTGACCTGATGCTGCTTGAAGCAGATCAGGTTGCCAGCGGATTCGCTTTGAGCATGGATAAATACGAAGTCGACGGGATAATCATGGACAGTTTCGGCAATCCTGACTTTTACCGGGTGCTGAAGTTCCACCCCGGCGGCGCTAGTTTCAGCCGTTACGATGACGCGGTGACTATTCCGGCGGAATCCATGCTGCACTGCTTTCGTGTGGATCGTCCCGGTCAGCATCGTGGGGTACCGGAAATGACTCCGGCTCTGCCGATTTTCTCGCAGCTGCGCCGCTTTACGCTGGCGGTACTCACAGCGGCCGAAGCGGCGGCGGATTTTTCCGGGATTCTCTATACGGACGCGCCGCCCAACGGTGAGGCTGACGAAGTCGATCCGATGGCGCTGGTCGAACTCGAGCGCAATATGCTCCTGACCATGCCCGGCGGCTGGAAGATGGCGCAGCTCGACCCGAAACAACCGGCGACAACCTATGCGGAATACGTCGACAAACTGATTGACGAAGCGGTACGCTGCATCCTGATGCCTAGCAACATCGCCAAAGGAAATTCGAGCGGCTACAACTATGCCAGCGGCAGGCTCGACCACCAGGTTTATTTCAAGGCTATCCGGGTGGACCAGTCGTTTATCGCATCTGTGATTCTGGACAGGATTCTGCACTCCTGGCTGCGGGAATATTTCCTGCTGCATCCGGTATTCGAAATGAATTATCGCTATCCGCTGCCGCAGCACGCCTGGTTTTGGGACGGCAATTCGCACGTTGATCCGATGAAGGAAAGCCGGGCTCAGGATATCCGGCTCAAAAATCATTCCACAAATTTGGCTTTGGAATATTCCCTCGCGGGCAGAGACTGGGAATCGGAACTCCGTCAGGCGGCGCGGGAAAAGAAGCTGATGCAGGAACTCGGACTGACCGATTCGGACATAAAAATTTAACCCTTAACAACAAAAGGAAAAGCAAATGGGTACAGAATTTCTCATTATCGAAGCTGCCGCTGACAACGGCAATTCAAAAGTAGTAGGACTCGCTTACAGCGGCGGCAAAATGAAGCTCCCCGGCTGGAAATATCCGGTAGTGGTAGATCTGGGGGGAATGCAGATTCCGGAACAGGTGCCGCTCCTGGCTAACCATGAAAACAAGGTGGCGTCCAGGGTCGGGATGGTCGCGGCGAAAGTCGTAAACAACACGCTGGAAATCGAAGGCGATATCGTCGCCAAGGGAGAACAGGCGGACGACATCGTCGCCCAGGCCAAGGCCGGAGCCGACTGGCAGTTATCCATCGGCGCGGACGTTTCGGAATCGGAACTGGTCAAGGGCAAGCGCACCGTAAACGGTCAGGAACATTCCGGGCCGTTTTACCATGTCAAAGCCGCTGTTTTGAGGGAAGTTTCAGTTGTGGCGGTTGGTGCCGACGCTGAGACAAAACTCAAAGTGACCGCCAGCTTTGATCTGGGCAAAGAACCGGAAGACCAATCTGAAAATACACCCGAAAAACAACCTAAAGAAAAGGAGGAAAAATCTGTGAAAGATGTTCTGAAAAAAGATCCCGAAGATAAAGAAAAGGGAAAAAACAAAGAACCGCAGAAACCGGCTTCCAGCGGCGCGGACATTGCCCTGCAGGCAATTCGGGAAGAGCGTGAGCGCGTGGGAAAAATCCAGGCGATCTGTGCCGGAGAATACGCCGATATTGAACGGCAGGCCATTAGCGCAGGGTGGAGTCCGGAGGAAACTTCGGAAAAAGTTCTGAAGGCGCTGCGGGAAAACCGCCCGGCGGCTGATGTTAATATCGTTGTAAAACGCAAGCCTGTCGGAGACCGCCTGCGTAAAAACCTCGAGGCGGCCATGTGCCTGCGAGTGGGAGTTCATGCCGAAGACCTGGTAGCTTCCTACGGTGAGGAAGTGGTCGAGGCCGGATCGAACGATATGGATATGCCGGTAAAACAACTGCTGATCGAGTGTTTGCGTATGGATGGTATCGAACCGCCGCGCTCCTTCGGCAACGAAACCATCCATGCGGCATTCTCCACGGTAAGTCTGCCGGGAATCCTGAGTAACGTAGCCAACAAAAAACTGCTGGACTCCTTCCAGGCGCAGCCGATCATTGCGACCAGACTGTGCAGCGAGGGCGATCTTTCCGACTTCAAGGAAAATCAGCGGTTTCGGTTGACCGATGTCGGCGATTTGGCGCCGATCGCGGCCGATGGTGAAATCAAGGAAGGCGGACTCTCTGAAGAAAAAGCTACCAATCAGCTTGACACCTACGGGAAAAAGTTTTGCCTAACCCGTAAAATGGTGATCGACGATGATCTCGGGGCATTCATGAAAGTCCCGACTGCCATGGGCAACCGGGCGGCACGGCTGATCGACCAGTTGTTTTTCCGCAGGCTGCTGTCCAACCCGAATCAGTCAGACAACAGCGCTCTCTTTGCGGAAGCACACAAAAATCTGCTTTCCGGAGCCACCAGCGTACTCGCGGCCGAAGGCCTGCGTTTGGCGATCAAACTGTTTCTGGATCAGGTGGACGCGGACGGCGAGCCGATCAGTATCGAACCTAAATTCCTGCTGGTTCCGACCGCTTTGAAACACACCGCCATCGAGCTGACTAAAGGAGCGACGCTGATTATGGCAGGCGGCGGCGACACTCCCTCAATTCGTCCGGCGCTGAACGTGCTCGCGGATGAAAACCTCGAAGTAGTAAGTTCGCCGTACCTCTCGAATCCCAAATACGCCGGCAACAGTGAAAGCGCCTGGTATTTGTTCGGAAATCCTTCTCAGATAGACACTTTTGAGATCGGGTTTTTGAAGGGGAAACGCACTCCGACGGTGGAAAGAGGTGACACGGACTTCAACACTTTGGGGCTGTGGTTCCGGGTCTATTTTGACCTCGGCGTTCGCGAACAGGATTATCGCGGCATGGTCAGAAGTGTTGGTCAATAGTTTTCAACCTAAAGGGAGCGAAAGCTCCCGTTCTCTAAACTTTTAACTCTAATTACGGAGGTTTATATGATTGCGAAATATGTTCAAAGAGGCCACGAAATCGACTTCACTCCCGACACCGATGTGGCGGCGGGAGACGTGGTAATCATCGGCGATCTGGTAGGGATAGCCAAGCTCGACATCAAGGCGGGAACGCTCGGAGCCCTGGCGCTGGTCGGGGTCTTCGACATTCCCAAAGCGACCGGTGAAGGCACGGCGATTGCCGCCGGAACCATCGTGTTCTGGGATGCGACAAATAAGCTCGTTACCGCCACCGCCGGGGAGAACAAATACTTCGGCAAAACCATTATCGCGTGCGGTGATGATGATACCCAGGCGCGGGTGATCATCAATGTTTCCCGCGACGTGCCGATCAGCGCGACGGACGCGATCACCGATCCCGCGGCGGCGGCCGAGGATATCGACGACCAGTCCGGCGGTACGGCCAGCGAAATCCATCAACTGGCGGCGGTCGGGGATACTTCAGGAGCCGACCAGTCGGGCGCGATCAATAACAACTTCGCCACCATCGGCGCGGAATACAACGTCCTCAAGGACGATGTCGAAGCCAACAACGGCAAACTCGACTCCATACTGGCGGCGCTGCGGACGCTGGGGCTGATCGCGGCTGAATAATGAGTATGCTGCAAAACGGGCTTGCCTGGCTGGAAGCCCAGCGGAAAACCCACTTGTCCTCTCCGGTTATTTACCGGAGGGGCGGTGGAGGCGAAGCCTCTTTGGTACTTCCGGCGACTGTCGGCAAAACTGTGTTCAAAGTCGCCGATGATTACGGCCGTTTCCAGTACATCGAGAGCCGGGATTACCTCATAAGCGCCGCCGACCTGGTGTTGAATGACGCCAGAATTCTGCCCGAACCGGGCGACGAGATTGTCGAGGACGGTTTTGTTTATGAGGTCATGGCTCCCAACAATGAGCCGGAATGGCGCTACTCGGACAGTTGTCGAAACACACTAAGAATTCATACAAAATTAACCGGAAAGGAGTAAATATAACTATGAAAAATGGAATAATAAAAGTTCCGTTTTACGGAAATGAAATTGTCGTAATTGAAAAAAATGGCGAGCGGCTGGTCGCCATGAAACCCATCGCGGAAGCATTGGGTTTGGAATGGAGTGGGCAACTTAAGCTTATAAAGAACGACCTTGTTCTTCACAAAGGTATGGTTGTAACGTCCATACCTTCGGAAGGCGGAGTTCAAGATACTGTTTGTCTGCCTTTGGAATACCTGAACGGCTGGTTGTTTAAAGTTCCGGCGTCCCGGTATACGGGCAAAAAGCGTGAAACTATAATTCGCTACCAGGAAGAGTGTTATTCCGCGCTTTATGAATATTTCCACAATGGCGGAGCAGTCAACCGGAACATAAATCAGAATCAGCTTGCGGATTTACTCCAGGCGGTAGCCTCCACGACAGCACACGCGGTATCCGAAACCATGGGCAATAAAATCCTTGAGATCGCGCAGCAGGTGAAAAACTTTGAAAAGGTTGTCATCGACCTGCAAAAAGAAAACGCTCTGCTCAAAGAATTTTCGCCTCAGGGCTATCCCGGAGAAATCTCCAGGGTTACCGGATTACCGAGGGATCGCTATGTACGGGGCTATTACACCAGCAACAGAAGCGGAACCCCAATTGCCAATTTATATCTCCAGCTTGAATTGCCGCTGGGAATATAAGCAATAAACAGACAGGAGAAACGGAATAATGGAAACATGCAATGAACTGGAGCATTGCCAAAAGCAGTTCGATCTGCTTTTTGAGAAGCTCGACAAACTTGATTCGGCTATTCGCGGCAACGGCAAACCGGGAATCACCGTCAGGCTTGACCGTCTTGAACAGTCTGCCAAAATCCATGCCCGGTTAATCTGGGCGTTGTTTGGCGCGGCCTTGACTGCCCTGATTCAATATCTGGTGAGGTGAATTGTGCCGCTTTTAATCGACATAGCCGATGCCGTGGCCGCGGAACTGAACGATGCGGAGCTTTCCTTGGAATTCACCGCCGAGGTCAATCTCAAGCCGGAGTTTGAGCTGAAAGACCTGAAAGAACTCAAAGTGACGGTGGTTCCGAAGTCGCTAAAGTTTTCGGGGGCAACCCGGCAGGAGTCAGGCAGGGAAGTTCAGATCGACGTCGGTGTACAGAAAAAAACCGCCGCCCCTGAGCAGCTTGCGGCATTGCTGCAACTGGTTGAGGAGATCGCCGGGATTTTCGACCGCAAACGCCTGGCGGGATATTCGAAAGCGGTGTGTGTCGGGATTGAAAATGAGCCGGTTTACGATCCTGAACATTTGCGACAGTACCGGCAGTTCACCAGCGTCGTAACGCTCAAATTCCGGGTAACCTGAAATGATCAGAATGCGGGGTCGTTCCCGGTTTGACGCTCGGAAAGTCAGAAAAAAAGCCGAGGCCGGGACTTTCAGAAGCCTGAACCATGCAGCCGCCGCGATCCGCCTGACTGCCAGAAGGAGCATCCGGAGAAGTCCGAAGGAATCCTCCGCCGGTACCCCGCCGCACACCCGGCGCGGCTTGCTGAAACGCTCGCTCCTTTACAACGTGGACAAGGCAAAAATGCGGGCGGTAATCGGCCCGGCTTATTCAATTGCCGGGCGTTCCGGGAGCGCCCATGAATTTGGGGGTAAATACTACGGCAGAAACTATCCCAAAAGGGCATTTCTCGGTCCAGCTTTGAAGATAAATGAGCGACGCCTGCCACTTTTCTGGCGTGGGTCCATTAAATAACTATTTGGAGGTTTTTATGTACAAAATAGGATTTGAAGCGAAGATTTTTTATGGGGCCGCGGGGGCAAAAGCCTCGACGGTCCTCAAACACGTCGCCGATTCGGTGTCATTGAACATCGAAAAAGGCAGCGCGGAGGTAGCCGTGCGGTCGTCCGGCTGGAAAAAAGTGCTTTCCGGATTGAAGGACGCCTCAGTGGAATTTACCCTTGCCGGAGATACTTCCGATGCCGGGTTCCAGGCGATCCAGAACGCCTTTTTCAACGACACGGCGATTGCGCTCTTTATCGCCGACGCGGAGACCGGCGGGGTCGGCTTGGATGCCGACTTTGAGGTGATTTCATTCAACCGCACCGAAGGTCTGGAAGAAGTCATCAATTACGCGGTGAACGTCAAACCGTCCGGCAAGTCAACCCGTGAGCCCAGTTGGGAAGGCGGAGCCGGAGGCGGTGAATAATGAAATGCTTCAAAGATAACCAGAACCGCAACTGGACAATCGTGGTAAATGTCGCCGCGGTTAAACGGGTGCGTTCGCTGCTGGAAATCAACCTGCTGGATGTGGTCAAACTCGATGAGAAGAATCGCCCGAATGTGGACTTGCTTGAACAGTTGGCGTCCGATCCGGTGTTGCTGTGCGATGTGATCTACTGCATCTGCAAACCGGATGCCGATGCGCAGAACATTTCCGATGAGGATTTCGGAGCGGCAATGGGCGGCGACGCTATCGAACACGCCACTACCGCGTTATTGGAGGAACTGGTCGATTTTTTCCCCGAAGCGAAGCGGCTGGTGCTTCGCAAGCTCATGAACGCCGGGGAAAAGGTCAAACTTCAGATGGAGAAAGCGTTGAAGCTGGAACTGGAGAATCCGCAGCTCGACAAGGAACTGGAGAAACAGGTGAAGGAATATATAACTTCATCTACCAGCTCGCCGGAATCCTCGGAATAAACCCCGATCCGTTCACGCTCCGGGAACTTCTGATCATGGCGGATTCCAGGGGACGAGACAACTGGAACCACACCTCGAGCCTTCTGGCGATGCTATTCAATATCAACCGCGACCCGAAAAAGCAGCGGGCCATTTCGCCGGATGTTTTCAATCCGTATGTAACCCGTAAACCCAAAAAAGACACCCGCATGGCTTTCGATTTTATGCGGGAACTTTGGACTGAAAGCAAAGATTAAAAAATTGGAGGAAAAATGATATGTGCTACAAAGGACATCTGGGGATGGTTGGAATTACCGGTCGGGAACCCGATTGGGAAAAAGCCATTCGCAAAAAACGCAATGAACTGCTCGGCGCGCTTTATGCGGCGGTTCCCCAAGGCACCAGCCTTGAAGATGTAATAGACCCGGAGTTTGAAAAGATCGACGCACTTCTCGCAACTCTGCTGAACAAACTTAGAAACTCTCAATAATTAAGGAATAATAATGCCTTCAAGCGCCAACATTCGAGCCGGTGCCGCCTATGTCGAGCTGACTGTGGAAAACAGCGCGCTCATTCGCGGGCTTAAAGCCGCGCAAACCAAGCTGAAGAATTTCAGCCGCAGCGTGACCGTCGCCGGAAAGAAACTGCTGGGAATCAGCGCGATCCTGGCGCTGCCCTTTGTCGGCGGTGCCAAGACTTTCGCTGACTTCGAAGAGCAGATGGCGAATGTTTCAACGATGCTCGACGAACCGGCAAAGTACATGGAAGCCTATAAGGACGGCATCCGCAAAATGTCGGTCGAGTTCGGCGAAGGCACCGATACCCTGGCAAAAGGTCTCTACGATATTTTGTCGGCGTCAATAGATCCGGCCAAGGCGCTGGATGTGCTGGCGGTTTCGGCCAAAGCCGCGAAAGCCGGGCTTACCGACACCGGGATAGCGGCGGACGCGATCACCACCATCTTAAATTCCTACGGTTTGAGCGCGGATCAGGCGCAGAGCGTTTCCGATCTTTTATTTCAAACTATTAAACGCGGAAAAACAACATTTGCGGAATTAGCGCCCTCAATCGGGATGGTGGCTTCTACCGCGGCCAGCGCAAACGTCCCCCTTGAAGAACTGGGGGCGGCCATCGCGACCATGACCCGGAACGGGGTAAAAACCGATAACGCGGTGACGGCATTAACTTCAATTATTGCGGCATTCCTGAAGCCGTCGAAAGAAGCTGCGGCGTATGCAAAAACCCTCGGTTTTGAAATGAGTTCCGCGACGATCAAAGCGGAAGGTTTGCAGGGGGTATTTGAGCGGATCAAGAAGCTGCCGCCGGACGCGATCAGCAGGCTGTTCCCGAAAATCAGGGCTCTGCGCGGAGTACTTCCGGCATTGCGGAACATGCAGGGATTCGCCGAGGATATTGAGCTGATGAAGAACCGCGCCGGAATTATGGAAACGGCCTTTGCTAAAATGTCAAAGACTCTTTCCATGGCTTTCAACAGGCTCAAGCAGGCTGGCTTGCTGGCATTGTCCGTAATCGGTGAAGCCCTGGCGGACGATTTGCGCAAAGCTGCTGGTGTGTTTATGCGGGTAATCAGCGCAGTCACCATCTTTATCAAACAGAACAAAAAACTGGTGGTGACGGCGGCTAAAGTCGTTGGAGTTGTGGCATTGATTGCTGGTGGACTGCTGACTTTAGGGGCGATTGCCGGGACGCTGTCGTTTGCCATCGGCGGATTACTGACAATCGTTTCCGCAGTTACCGGGACGATCAGTTTTTTCGCTGGCATTATTGGAGGCGTTATTTCGATACTGAGTGTCAGCATTTCCGTCTGGTGGCTGGTTGCGGCGGCGGTGGCCGCGGTCGGGGCGACGTTCCTTGTTCAGAGCGGCGTTATCGGCAAGGTTATCGACTGGTTCGGGGCTAAATTCGTTCAATTGAAGCAGTTTGCCTGTACGGCGCTTGATGGAATAAAAGCCGCCTTGGCCGCCGGGGATTATTCCCTGGCGGCAAGGATACTCTGGTTGAGTCTGCAGGTCGCCTGGCAGAAAGGGATAAGTGTGCTTCTGGGTTACTGGATCGGCTTCAAACAGGCGTTTATGACCGCGACTCTGGAAACTTTCTATGGAGCGCTTAGCATCATCACCGACTCCTGGGCGAGTTTGAAATCTGCCTGGGTAAGTGTGGTCGGCTTCCTGAAAAAGTTCTGGATAGGGTTTACCGGGGCAATCATGAAAGCCTGGAACAGCACCTTCGCCTGGCTGGCGAAAAAATGGCTCGACATCAAGGGCATGTTCAATGATTCCATCGACATTGAGTCGGAAAAAACAAAAATCGACGCGGAAGCGGCAAAGAAAAATGCCGGAGAAGATGCGGCTTACAATCAGATCGACGCCGACTCTCAAAAACAGAAATCCCAGATCGAGCAGCGCCGGCAGATTGAACAGGAATCCATCGGCGAACAAATGGCTGACGACCTGAAACAGCATAACGCGCAGTATGCCGATGAACTGGTCAAATCCCGGCAGGCATTGACTGATGCCCGCAAGGAATGGCAGGCGGCGATTTCCGAAGCCAAAAACAAAACTGTGGAAACGAAAAAGCCGGAATCCGGCCCGGTAAAAGACGCGATGGACAAGCTGAAAAACGCCGGGGATACAGTGGCGGCGGCACAGGGCAAAGTAAAAGTACAGGGTTCTTTCTACGCTCAGGCTTCACAGTCGCTTTCATCCGGCACCGCCGCCGAGCGCACCGCGACGGCGACCGAGGATATCAAAAAGAATACCCGTAAAACCAACCAGCTCCTGAAGGAAAATAGCTCCAGTGAGCTGGCTTTTGAATAAAGGTGAATAATGGAAACAAGAATCGAACCGGCGTTTTTCGACCGGACCCAGGCGATAGACAATGACGGCAACTATACAACCGCTGAAATCCCGTATTTCGTTTTTGAAGTGGATGATGAAAGCGCGGCGGTTGAGTTTGCGCTGGCCAACGTGCCGCTTTTGTATAACGGCATTCCGCTCGAATCCATTGAGATTGATGAACGGATCAGCTCGAATGTTTTTAAAATCACAGCGCATTACAAAGCAGGATTCGATGAAAATACCTTGTCCGGTGACGAAGACCCCGATCCGGTTTATTCGTTCGATACCGGCGGTGGGACTCAGCATCTGACGCAGTCATTGAAAACCGTCGCAAAATATCCGTCGACAGCTCCGGATTACAACGGAGCTATTGGTTATGATGGTGAAAATGTCAAAGGTGTTGACGTTACTATGCCGGTAATGAATTTTTCCGAGACTCACTACCTGAAACCAGGTAAAGTTACGACCAGATACAAAAAAATCGTTGGAGAGCTGACCGGGAAAGTTAATGACAGATCATTCAAGGGCTATTCAGAGGGCGAGGTACTATTCCTGGGGGCAACCGGGTCGCGCCGGGGCGATTCCCGAAGCGATCTCTGGGAAGTTACATATAAGTTCGCGATGTCGGAAAATCGCAGAAACATCAAGGTCGGCGATCTGACCGTAAGTGAAAAAAAAGGTTGGGATTATCTCTGGGTGCGCTATGCCGATGACGTGAAAGACAAGAAAACTCTGGTTAAAAAGCCAATAGCCGTCTATGTCGAAAAAGTCTATGAGCGCAAAGATTTAGGGAAGTTGGGAATTGGAAAGTAGCCGGGAACGTCCCGGTGCGATATACCGCTTCATACTCCGCGCTATGCGCTGCGGAAGCGGGAAAGATTAATGATAACTGGAAAAGATAATAATGCAAAAAGTAGCGGTTGGAGAGAAATTCAAGGTCAAAGCCAACACTTGGAATGCGTTCATCGATGCAGCGGAGTATCACAAAAATCATCAGTTGCAACTGGGGGCTGAATCGCTGCGCAACAACAGCAAAAGTGGGATTATTCTGGTTCGTAATGACAGCGTAAGTCTGCTGGAGCAGTTCATGCCGGTGATTCTCGATGACTTGATTATCCAGCCGGATGATGAAGAAAAAGAACAGGAATTTAAAAGCCGGGTTCCGGTATTTTCCGGAGAAAAAGTCTCGGCTGATAATAAGGATAAGCCGTTTGCTATTCTGCAGGTTCCACTGGAATCCGAAAAAATAGGCAAGGCACTGCTTCAGGGAATAACTCCGGCGAAAATAAATATCGGAAATGAATCCCATCAGTACGCAAAACTTGACGCGAGTGAACTGGTTTCATGCAGTAATGGCATCGGTAGAATCCTATGGAAAGAATCCGGTACTGGCGAAAAATGGTGTCTGCTTCAGCTTGGCGGCGGTGGCTCTGGAGGCAATAACTACAGTGGATTTTTCAGGCTGACTGCCGATGAGGATAACGAAAATACAATAAAAGTTGTCGATGGGACAGATACGCTTGGCGATAATTGCGGCATTTTCGTTTCCGGTATCGACAAAATAACTGTTCCAGAAAAATCCTTGGCTATAACCGGCGAATCCTACATCATTTTTGAAGCGGTTTATGCTGAAGAAAAATGGACTACTGAAATTAAGGAACAAAATTCATTTCCTGAATTTACCGCTGAAAAATTCACCGCACTGCTGGGCGTGGTCAAGTGGAATTCAGAGGAAAACGTTATGGGCGAAATTATTCAGATCTGGAACAACGGCATCATTTACAACAACAGATACTGCTGAGAATTAAAAATTAAGAATTGAAAGAGAAGGAAATATATAAAAAACCTGCTGTTAGTGAAACCCTTAAGCCGACCTGGTCGGCGCCGGGGTTTCAACTAAAGACTGGCCCCCCGCCAAGGGGCAGTCCACCGCTCAAGATAAGCAAAAAACTTTAGAACAATCAATAACTATTGCAGGGAATACGAAAGACACTGCTAAGAATTAAGAATTATGGAAAAACCTACACAATGGAGCGACTGGAGCGGCTTGCCGGTACTGGCTTTGCCGTCGGTCAAAGGCTATGAGCTTTATGAAGCAATTCGGGAACGGATTGAATACTTGTTTCCGGAAATGAATGCTGATGACATGCCGTCAGCGCTGAAACCAATGTTGACGGAATTCAATCCGAATGATGACTATAAAGTTATGGAGCGCCGGATGCATGACGCTGTTTCAGAGCTGATTCCGTGGTACCGCAACTGGACAAGCGACGATGCCAGGCTTTGGAATGAGGCTGACCTGCTGGCGGCATTGGAAGAACCGGAACGCGTCAAACCAAATCCATATTTTCTCTCGGCAAAATGGCTTAAGCAGATGTTCAGGATAGTTAATTTTCTCCGTAAAAAAGAAGATATTATTTCCATTACCTGGATTGATGAAGCCGAATCAGGTTACACCACAGGCAATACTTATGATGAGCATAAAGCCATGTTTGAGGGAGCCATCAGTTTTTATACAGCGGTTATCCAGCCGGGCGGCAGTAGTTCGGGGCAGATATTCGGGAGTTCCGGCAGGCCGTCGAACGTGCTGTATTATTCCTGCGATCGCGATCCTTGCAGTTCAATGAACTCGTTTATTATGGCATTAAACGCGCTGAAATCCCAGTACTCCGCGACGAAGTACACCATCGGATTATTCGTGGATTCATCAGGTTCCATGGGCATGAGCACTATTCAGCCAGCCTACGATAATTTTGTCGCACACATCAATGAATTCTACCCGGACTCGCGCCTGGTGGAACGCACCGCGGGAAATGAAGCCTGGCTTATATGGACCAAGGAATACATCGACCAGTTGAGCTTTCGCTTTGAATATAAAGAAGAAGAAAACTGAAAGAAAATATACATAGTCCGCTGTTCGTGAAACCCTTAAGCCGACCAGGTCGGCGCTGGGTTTCAACTAAAGGCTGCCCCCCCGCCAAAGGGCAGTCTGCCGTATAGATAATCGGATAACTCTCGAATAATTAGAAAACTCCTGCATGAATACTAAAACTTTTAAATACCCCAATTTAATTACTAGAGGTTTATTGTGTTTGAAGATTTACAACAAATAATTTTATATGTCAAAGCCGATTCAACGGTTGGTGAGATCGTTGACGAATACGGACAATCGACTTCCGTCAGCAAGGCGATTACCCGCGGCGTCGAAGCGCTTTTATGTTTGCGTGTGCTGCGTGATGGCAATGCTTATCCGTTTGAGCAGTTGAGTTCATTTGTTTCCTGGGACTGTCTGTTGGATGATGACTGGAATATTGCAACCGTCCCGAAACTCAGGGCTGACAATGAAAATATTTCTGTGGTTTCTGACGTATTGAATCCCGGAACAGATGAGGAAAAAGCTTATACTGAAATCCGTATTCCTTTGCTGGAAACTGATACCGTGGAACTCAATGAAGCTATTGCAGGCAAAGATGATATTACTCTTGGGGTTGAGCTTTGCGGATTTGCCGCCGGGCGTACTAAACCGGCATTCGTATTGCAGTTTGATTTGCCGATACGCAACCGCCGCGGCAATGCCGGAATGGGTTCTCCGACTCCCGTCGGCGAAGGCAATTACTGGACTACTGAGCAGACAAAAGCTTACATCCAGCAGGTTCTGGAATACGAGTTTTCCGAGGATAATACCAGCTGGCATGAAGTTCAGACTGTCGATGATGTGTACTTTCGTTCACGTTTTCCTGAAGGCGAATGGAGCGAAGGCTACAGCATTCCAAAAGGCAAAGATGGAAATAATTTAGTGCCGTCGGCATCAGGCTCTTTAGCTGAACGAGATAATTACGATGATGAATTGAAAGGTTTTGTCTACGGTGTGCCCGATGAATCAGCCATTTACTTTAAACTTTCAGATATTACTGGTGATTGGTCGGAGGCATATCCCATTATCCAGTCCCAGGGTGAAAAAGGCGACAAGGGCGATACCGGGGATATCGGCCCGCAAGGTCCACAGGGCGAAAAGGGAGATAAGGGCGATACTGGCGACCGTGGTTTGCCCGGCGATACCGGAGCGAAAGGCGAGAAGGGTGATCAAGGCGAAAAAGGTGATCCCGGAGAAAAGGGTGACGGCGTAAAAATAGACATGGCTGGTCCGTTATCTGAACGCCATATTTACGATGATGCGAATCGTGGTTTTACTTATCTTGATACCGACAACAACCATCTTTATTTGAAGTTATCCGATGATTTTGCGGATTGGAGTGCACCGGCACCGGGTGGCATTCAGGGAATCAAAGGCGATAAAGGTGACACTGGTGCTG